CCAAAAACATCTGTCTTTATAAAGTTAGTATTAATGTATGTTGTAGTTCCAATTCCTGTATTTACGATTGTCCAAGTAACAGAATCAAAATCTATTTCTACTGATGAAGTAACTTCAACTGTAAAATTGCTTGATATACCTGTATTCATAGGTACAACAATAGCCGAAACACCTTGTACATTACTTACTGTTTGGTAAATAGTATTATTATCAAAAACTGTATAACTATAATTATCACCTAAATCAGCAGTTGAAGGAGTGAATGTTAATGTTACTGTATTCGCTGTGCTGTTTAAAATCCAAAGTGAATTATTAGTCATACTGCTAAATAAAGGAACAGAAGAATCTGCCCACCCAATAACAGGTGCAGTAGATGAAACAACTTGACCACCATTTGTTGGTTGCCCTTTTACTCTATGCAGCCACATATATAAATCATCCCAAGCTAAATTTGAAGTATTAAAAAAGTCAGTACTAAATTGTATGTCATAATTTTCTTCAATAGCCTTTATAATAATAGGTAATTTTATGGCAAACTTTAATTCGTTCCATTTAACTCCATAGGGGTCTGTTACTTCAGGGTGTACATATAAATTCCCAGTATCTAATAGACTTTCTGCTGAGTTATAATACAATCTTTGGGTGTGTGTAACTAAAGGAACTTGTAGTGGGTTAACATAGGAAACCCCATCAACTGTTTTATCGTGTGAAGTTGTTAGGTAATCTTTTACATCTGTTGAATTATAAATTAAAGGAACTCCACTTTGCTTATTATTAAAGTTATTCAACCAAGATAGGTCAGATATCAGGTCATCACCAATAGCGTTCTTTAAAGAAATAGTATTTCCAAAGAATGTAATCTTATATGTATAGGCTACATTGTTTCTTAAATCAACTCCTTCTAGCTTTATATACCCATCTTTAAAAGGTAAATCATTTAATTCAATATTAGATGGTATTCTAATTCTTGCATCAAACCCATTTACTATGTCATCATTGTAGTAGTGCTTAAATATCTTGTTATTTGTTTTTGAAGCAGGTAAACTAAATGTCCTAGAATATTCGGTAAATATAGCATCAACTTGTTTCGTGTTTTTAAGTGTATCTGTAATAGTTACATTTTCATCTTTAAACAGTTCCACCTGAACACCTTCTATGTATAGTTGTAGTTTTTGCATTTATGTTAATTCTATATTATCGTATGTTATTTATGTAGTTAAAAGCATCTTCAAACTCAATAGTATATTCAATCAGTCTATCATTTACAGATTTCTTAATAACCATTTTTGATGACTTAACAGTTACAGGTATAAAATCACTTCCGGTATGTTCTCTTGCAGGTATTACCATCCAAACATATTCACTTAATAATAACTGTTCAAAGTATTCTACTGCAAATTCAGGATAGAACCCTGAACTTAAGGAATGGGTTTGTTTAGCTTGAGTGTTAAACACCTTTGTTGCTGCATCTTGTTGAGAATAGTAAGGTCTTTCGTCATACGGCGATACAAGCGTATTTGAATTATAGCTAGTTGAGGTTCTGCTTAAATTCTTAACATCTTTTAAAAAGAAGAAAAGGTCTTGTTGTACTCCAAATTTATTTAAGAATACAACCCTTGTTCCAGTCCCATATTTTGTACAGGGGATTCTTGTTATATTTAAAGTGGGTAAACCTGAACCAGTAATCTGTGTATCTGTTGCTGAGTAATTTGAACGGATAATTGTTTCTGCTGCATTCATATGATTAATATAACCGCTTGTATTCTCAGGAATGAATATCTCAAATATATCTGTTATACCTGTCGGTTCTCCTGCTATTAACCACGTTGGTAATTGTCTATTACTGAATGGTAGTTGTGGACTAACAGCTTCTGTGAATGTTCCGTATGCTTCAATTCCTTTATCCGTTGAATTAGAAGGTGAGCCAACCGCACTTCCTGTTCCATTAGAACCTGAATAGTTTTGTAATGAAACAACAATATCAATAGATTGAGCATTATATGAACCATCGTAGGCAATAGTTAAAAAGTCCCTTGAAAGTTCTGCTATTTCAAAATGTATAGTTGTTGATGCTGTTACATTCTTATTCAAGGTGTAAGCTAATGTTCCATTTATTGTAATAGTACAAGTAGTAGATAAAACACCTGATGAAGGTATTGTAATCCATTTGTATTGTGGGTTTCGTAATGCTAAATATGCCATATTTTAAAAGTTTAATGTAAATGTTGATATAAACAAATACACATTTATTGTTCTGTAATTATACTGTTCATCTTTACCCATAAACTCCCAACCAACTGCAAGTCTATCGTGAGGGAAATGAAAAGCTATTTCTAAATTCCAATTCATATTATTTATTTTGAGCCTAATATTATTTGATTGTCAATGTCTAATGCAAACGCTTCTAATAATTCATCAGGTAAATCAAGAAGTCCTTTATTAAATGGTTTAGTAAAGAACTCATTTCCTTTTAAACCTTGCGCAAATATGCTTCTCTGTAAAGCAAACCCCATACTTATATTACTACCTTTTTTATATTTACCTTCTGAATCTCTAAACCTTATATTTTTCTTCTTTGCCCAATCTGCCAACATTTGCATCGGAGGCATTTTAGTTGTGTATTTAAACTTACTCATTGGTGCTTTCTGATAACCACCTTTTACTAAACTAGGATTTGCGCCCTGAACACCTTCGTCAACAAACTGACCGTATGTTTCCATTAAGAAGTCTAGTAGAAATATGTTTTGTTCAATATCCACTTCATACGAAATAGAATCATACAATGCTCCACCACCTTTTTTGTCCTTTGTCAAATTAGACTTGGACTGCTGAACTACATATTTAGCATATTTATCTATTACCTTTTGTAATTCCTCGTATTTCATTTAGCAAATATAAATATCATTATAGATTACAACATCTAAAGTAGCAGTCCAACCCGCTAACTGGTTTTCAAACCTGTCATAAAACGGTGTTATATTTGGACTCCCTTCAAGTTGATACATATCTGTGTGAAGTTGCCCCATTCTTAATCGTTGTATAAGCCTATTTAAGACTGCTAGTTGAGTGTTTAGAATATCCTGAACATTGTTGTTACCTGTAAATCTATCTACCGTTAAATCCTTTGATTGGTCTACAATATCACAAGCAAGAATACTAATATTAAATCTTAATACCTGTTCATCATCTATTACATTGTTAATTATGATATGTCCAAGCGGGAAAATGTCCTGTTTATTTAGATTTACTTCCGTAATATCCCCAGTCGTAACTGTATTAATATTCTTATCTTCTAGCAATTCAGTTTTGATTGCTTCGGTTAATCTGTAAAAACCTCTTACACCTTGATTTGCCATTATTTAAAATTCTTTTTAATTTGTTTTGCTTCTATTTCTGCTTTCTCTTTCATATATGATAATGCATATAAGCATTTATGTACGTTTAATTTAGTGATATCTTCAAGTCGTCTAATATCTCCTTGAGCGAGTCCTGAAAAGATGCTTTGGTACCATCCCCATTTTGCTGAGAATTGAGAAACGCTGTCAAGGCTTCCGTTTCCATCTCCGGATTGTCCAAACAATTCATCATAGTTTGCGATAAGTCCAGTCCTAAATTCCACAAAAAAAAAATTGACGACATCACCGCATCCATAGGCATATCTAAAACAGCTTCATCCGTATCAACCCTGTATTCTTCTATGCTATACTTCTTTTTTAACTTTACTAAGATAGGTCTGTATAAAACATTCATAGCTTTTTCCATATTATCCCAGTCACCAATAAATGTATCAAGGTCAATATATTCTCCTAAAGTTAAATCATCTAATTGAGGGTGAAAGCCATACTCTATTTTACCAAGTTTAAAACTGGTGACTAGCTTTGGTTTTTCATCAAACAATTTAGCAACCATTTCTACAATTTCATTTGTATCAGTTACTTTTAAATTCATAACCTGTTCTAATTTAATACCGCAGAAGATCTCAATCATCTTAGCATTTAAGAATCGTACATCATCTGTTCCTTCTTGAATTTTTAAGAACCTTTTATATTGCCTTAATGTAATGTCTTTTAAAGAGGTAGGAATGTTGATATTTAGTTTCATAATTATATAACGTATTTAAAGTTAGTTTTTGCAATAGTAAAGGTACAAAAAAAAAGCGCCTATTTCTAGATGCTTTAATTGTATTATTTAAAAGAGGTTTTTGTTATCTCATACTTGATTCGAAACAACTTCCTGAACAGTATTCTCGATCACTGTGGATTGGTTTTCCACACTCTGCACATTCACTATCTTCTTGATCTATTGGGTTTAAATTGTCGTACCATTCCATATTAGTATGTTTTAATGTTTCCGTTCTTATAATGCTCACAAACAATTCCAGTTGGTAATACTATTGTTCTAACTGGCTTTATGTTAGCTTTTACTAATCTCGCTTTGATAAATCTTTTTATTGCTTTCATAATGTTCTGTTTATTCGAAAGGAGTATCTCCTTTGGTTAGGTTTCTAATTATTACTAATACAACTAATACTGCTGCAACTACTATTACTAATGTTTCCATAATGTTCTGTTTTTATTTATAATACATTATCCTACTAAATGATTCATTAACATTTCAGTTCTTTTATCACTTTTTGTTATTTCGTTGATCTCACTAAACACTCTGCTTTGTGTGTAACCATTTTCTAACTTGCTTCTGTACTCTTTAATTATCTGTAAATTTCCCATTTTGTTTGTTTTAGTTATTATTGATATTCAAAGATATAACTTATTTACTTATAAACAAAACATTTGGTAACTTATTTTTAATTTATTTTAAGAAATATAGTAATTGCCTTTGTTTGGGTACTGTAATTGGTACGAAATAGCATATCGTATTGCATCTATAATATGATTCCAATTATCTTGAGGTGTCTTTGACTTCTTTTCTAGCCAAGAATAGTTGTTTAGTTCTTTGATCAGATTGATACTGTTCTCTTCTACTATCAGATCATAGTCTTGTAGTAATGAAATTCCGTAAGTTATCGAACCTGGTCCCTTAATAGCTTTGACTAAGTTACAACCTTTAGATTTTAATTCCGTTATAAGCCGAGGTTCCGCTGAATCCCCCACTATTAGATTGGTTTGAGCGTGTTTTAAGTTAAGCAATGCAATCTCAGAGGTAGTTAACCCCTTTAAATAAAAGCATTCCTTTAAATAGATGATCTTGTTTGTTGTATCTATATTGGTTTCCACTAAGGTAGAAGCATCCGCAGCAAATCCATAATCTTGACCAAAGACAGAAACACCTACTTTTCTGAATGTGCCTAATCTCCAGTTAGAAAATATAACTCCTTCTGCTTTAGATAACCAACCACCTAGCATTTGGTGTTTGTATTTATCTGGTCTT